CTGCTTCAACCCAGTACCCGCAGAATCTGGTTTACCACAAAGACGCCATTACGCTGGCGACTGCTGACCTCCTGCTCCCGCAGGGTGTGGACATGGCTAGCCGCCAGGTTCACAACGGCATCAGCCTGCGTGTTGTCCGTCAGTACGACATCAACAACGACCGTATGCCTTGCCGTATCGACGTGTTGTATGGTTTCTCAACCATCCGCCCGCCGATGGCCTGCCGCATCTGGGGTTAAGGAGAAAATATCATGGCATTTCCTTCTACCGGCAACGGCTATCAGACTACTGACGGCAATGTTAACGAAATCACCTTGGCGATTCAGAGCGCCCCGGCTACGGTTTCGGCGGCGGGCACTCTGACGGCGGCTCAACTGCTGACTGGTTTGATTGTCGCTAGCGGCACGCCTGGCACGCAGACTCTGCCAACGGTGGCTTTGCTTGAGGCTGCGCTGCCCAACGTAAAAGTGGACAGCGGGTTCAACTTGAATCTGATCAACACGGCTGGCTCTACCGCCACCGTGGCGACCGGCACGGGTTGGACGATTGTGGGCACGGCAACCGCTGCGACTGTTACGTCTGCCGCGTTCCGCGCACGCAAGACCGGCGACGGCTCTTGGACTTTGTACCGAATCGCCTAAAAAGCGAATAGGAACGGGGCGGGCAACCGCCCCGTTTTCTTTATGCACATCTACCTCAGACATCCCAGACATGGCACCAAAGTCGCTATCGCGGACGCGGAAGCGGATGCGGATGAACGTAATGGATGGGTGCGATATACTCCCGGTGAACCGGAAGCTCCGGTCAATGAATTAGAGGCTAAACGCCGCCGCCGACCTGCCGCATAGGAGTTTCCGCCGTGCAGAGATATGTCAACTTTATAGCGTCCACGACTTCCACCAGTTCGACGCTAATGGTTCTTTCTAACGCCACCTGCACGGTCTATGTCGCCGGCACTTCTACAGCAGCCACGCTGTATAGCGACAATGGCATTACGCCGTTGGCTAACCCGTTCCTATCGTCTTCGACCGGCCAGGTAGCGTTCTACGCCGCTAACGGGCTGTATGACCTTGTGGTGTCCAAGATTGGCTATCTGACCGTTACCATTAGCGCCATTGAGCTAGACGACCTTTTAGCTCCCTCAGGCAGCAACAGCGTAGGGTATTTGCCCGCCGGCACCGGCGCAGTCGCGACAACCGTCCAAACCAAACTGCGCGAGTCCGTTAGCGTTAAAGACTTTGGCGCGGTTGGGGATGGGACTACGGATGATACCAGCGCCATTCAAGCCGCTATGAATTACGCAGCACCGCTTGGCTATGTGATTTATTTTCCGCCTGGTACTTATCGAACAACGGCCACCGTTGGATTTACGAAAAACGATGCGCAGCAGTTTGGCGTGCAGATTGTTGGGAGCGGTTTGCAGAAATCATATATCGAAGCAGACCATCTGGCGGGGCCAGTGTTGTCGCTCAATCGGTCAAATGGGCTGGTGCAGGACATTAGCCTAACAGCGTCTGCGACCAGAACAGCCGGCGCGGCAGGCAACAACTACGGTTTGCTGCTGGAGGCACCAGACAACGCTACAGCCGCAGTCGCGCAAATGGCAATCGTTCGCGTTCGGGCATACGGCCAGCCAAGTCACGGTTTTGTGCATGTCGGCAACATGATTGAATCGTATTACGAACAAGCGTTGGCGCAATTAAACAAAGGCCATGGTTTTGTTTTTGATACCGGAGTTATTACAAGCCGCACAAATGTTTTTTATCCCGGTCTGGTAAATCTTATTAGTTGTTGGTCACTCGAAAATACCGGGCACGGCTTAAAAATTGGCGACGCATCCGATTCCGCCGCAATCAATACTCCGTTGCGTTTTGTAATGTTGAATTGCGAGTTCAGCGACAACGCTTTGACGGCTGGCGTCCGCGTTTCTGCCGACGAAGTATGGATTCGCGGGATGCAAATGACGTTTGACACTTGCGCCATGGGGTCTTCAGCATCAGCGGTAGTTGGAAACATTCGGTTTGCTGGCGAACATTTGCAAATTCGTAATCATCGTTCCGTACAAGCGACGCACACTTTGCGAGTGGAAGCCGACCATGTGTTGACCACTACGTTCGGCATTCGCGTTGATGGTCTTCGAGTGTTGAACACCGCACAAAATCCGGTAGTAATTGTTTCCAGCTTAACCGCTGTTCGCGATATTCAAGTGGCTACTCATGGCGACCAGAGCAACATGACTACCATGTTTACATCTGGCGCTGTTCGGGCGTTTTGGGATTTAACTCTGCCGTTTTCGGATGCGGTGACAACCGCTACGCAAACCGTAAATAACACCACTACACTGGTAGACGTCACGCAACTAGCCGTTTATCTCGCGGCCAGTGAAAGTGTGTTTTTTGAAGCGGTTGTAAGGCACAACGGCGACAGCACCGCTGACATAAAAATTGCGTTTGTAGCACCGGCCGGCGCGACCATCCGTTGGGATAATGATCAAAGCATTTACATTGCCGCTGGCGATGCGGTAACGATAAGTAATGCAGAAACATCAGAGGGCGCGACAAGAGCGTTCGGCGCGGCCGCTGGCACTAGGACAATCACCATTCGTGGTTGGGTAGTAATGTCAACAACCGCTGGAGCATTGCAAATGCAATTTGCCCAAAATACGGCGACAGTGGCTGATACCAGCATTTTGGCTGGCTCTACGTTGCGCGTTTTGCGTCAAAACACAAACGTCTAGCCATGATTGAAAATTCGCCATTGAACTGTTTAGAGCACACGCTAATTGCCATTGCGGTGCAGGCTGTATTGGGCTGGCTGACCGGCAACTGGTGGATTGGCGCTGCGTTGATGTCGGGCGTAATGATGGGCCGTGAGCACGCGCAGGCCGAGTACAGGTGGATTGAACGATACGGCCAAGGCCGCCGCGCCAACCTGCCGTGGTGGGGTTGGGCAGACCCCCGCGTATGGGATGTTCATTCTTGGTTCTGGAATTTATCATTGCCCGTAGCGGCTGTGCTTCTAATGGCCGGAGTAATGTGAAATGACGATTATTGTCCCATCAACTTCGTTTACGACGTCAACGACAGCGGGCGACCAAATCAACGCCGCGCTGCGGTTGATTGGACAATTAGCTGAAGGCGAAGTGCCGTCTGCGGCTACCGCGCAAGACGCGCTGACCGCCATGAATCAAATGATTGACTCGTGGAACACCGAGCGCCTTAGCGTGTTCTCAACGCAAGACCAAGTGTTTAGCTGGCCCCCGAACACTATCAGCCGCACGTTGGGCCCGTCTGGCGACTTTGTGGGCAACCGCCCTATCCTGCTTGATGATTCGACGTACTTTAAGGACGCTTCTACGGGCATTTCGTTCGGCATCAAAATCCTCAACCAGCAACAGTATAACGGCATCGCCGTTAAGACTGTGACCAGCACTTACCCGCAAGTCATCTGGGTTAACATGACATACCCCGACATTGAAATGTACATCTACCCCGTGCCCACACGGGTGCTGGAATGGCATTTTGTTTCAGTGGCTGAACTGCATCAAGCCGCGTCACTATCAACCGTGTTGGTGTTGCCGCCAGGTTATTTGCGGGCGTTCAAATACAATCTGGCGTGCGAATTGGCGCCGGAATTTGGCGTCGAACCGTCGCCTACCGTGTCGCGCATCGCCATGACCAGCAAGCGTAATCTGAAGCGCATCAACAACCCAGATGACATCATGAGCTTGCCGTACAGCATCGTTGGCACCCGCCAGCGGTTTAACGTTTTTGCCGGCAACTACTAATGCAAATAGCACTTGATTACGATAAGACCTATACAGCAGATCCAGAACTTTGGGAAAAGTTTATCGGTCTTGCGCAGGCGCGTAATCATAGCGTTTGTGTTGTGACAATGAGATACCCTTACGAAAATATTAAAGGTCTTACTGTTCCTGTTGTATACACCAGCAGAGAAGCAAAAGTTAAGCATTTCATAGCAGACGTTTGGATTGATGATTCTCCAAATTGGATTTATCAGGATTCTATATAATGAAAATGCCAATTCTGGGGCAGGCGTATGTGGCTCGCAGCGTCAACGCTGCGGACAACCGCATGGTCAATCTGTACCCCGAGGCGACACCCGAAAACGGCAAAGACGCTGGCTTTCTCAACCGCGCGCCTGGTCTGCGGCTGTTAGCAACGTTAGGGACTGGCCCTGTGCGCGGGTTGTGGCAATTTGGGGCATACGGCTATGCGGTGTCCGGCAACACGCTGTACCGCGTGGACGCGGCGGGTACGGCGACGGTATTAGGCACGGTGTCTGGCAGTGGGCCGGTCAGCATGACCGACAACGGCACGCAGCTGTTCGTTGCGTGCAACCCGCTCAGCTACATCTACAACGCCAGCACCGGCGTGTTCGCGCAAATTACCGACCCTGACTTTCCCGGCGCGGTAACGGTGGGGTATTTGGACGGGTACTTCGTGTTCAACGAACCCAATTCGCAAAGGATTTGGGTCACTCAGTTGCTGGATGGAACGTCGGTAGATCCGTTGGATTTTGCTAGCGCCGAAGGTTCCCCTGACGGTCTGCTTGCCATTGCGATTGACCACCGCGAGGCGTGGCTGTTTGGCACCAACACCGTTGAGGTGTGGTACGACTCAGGCGCGGCAGCGTTTCCGCTGGAGCGCATACAGGGCGCATTTAACGAGCTTGGTTGCGCGGCTCCGTATTCAGTAGCCAAGATGGACAATGGGCTATTCTGGTTGGGCTCCGACGCCCGTGGCAACGGTATAGTCTACCGGGCGAACGGTTACACCGGTCAACGGATTAGCACACACGCCATAGAGTTTGCCATTCAAGGCTACGCGACCATCTCCGACGCCATTGGCTACACTTACCAGCAGGACGGCCATTCGTTTTATGTGCTGATTTTTCCAACCGGCAACGCTACTTGGGTGTACGACGTTGCAACCGGCGCTTGGCATGAACGGGCCGCGTTCAGCAACGGCCAATTTACGCGGCATATCAGCAACTGCCAAATGAATTACAACAACGAAATCGTGGTGGGTGATTACGCCAACGGCAATATCTATGCGTTTGACCTCGATGTTTATGCGGACAACGGCGCGGTACAGCGTTGGCTGCGGTCGTGGCGAGCGCTGCCATCTGGGCAAAACAACCTAAAGCGAACGGCGCAGCACTCGCTACAGCTTGACTGCGAAACGGGCGTTGGCCTTAACACCGGGCAAGGCAGTGACCCTCAAGCCATGCTTCGTTGGTCTGACGATGGTGGTCACACTTGGTCAAACGAA